CCCACACCAAAGCTGTAACCGGCCGGCTCGCTGGCCCCGCAGACCCGATAGAACGAAGTCAGCTCGCCCCACGGGCTGACGGTCGCGTTATCCTGAATCTGCGTCCAGCCGGCCGGCGGCGTGATGGCTGGGCTGGCGGACCCGCTGAAAGCCTTAATCCCGGCGATAAGCACATCGCCGGCTTGCAAGCCCGCCGGAGCCGGAATATTCAGGGCCAGGTTGCCGGCTTGCGCCAGGCCGGACGCACTGCGGAAACCCACTACACTACCGCGCCTCCACCGAGCACGATTACCTCAGCAACGCCGTGCAACAGTCCCCTTGCGAAGTGCAAGGTTTTCTGCGTTATGTGCAAGCCGTTGGCGTCACACCAGGCATCTGTGACCACGTCAAAGCTGCCGGTGAAGCCGATGGTTTCCACCAGGACCGTCGTTGGATCGCCACCCGGCATCTGGAATATTTGCCACGAATGGTAGGGTGTGAACAAGAGCGTATAAACGGGGCTGAACTGCACGCCGATGGTATTCGGGGCGGCGCCGCTCAGGTCCACGCCCACGGCTAGCTTGCGCGCGGCCGGCTGCGGGAAGGGCGAATCGGAGCCGGAACCCGCTTCCGAGCTGGCCACGAATACCGGGGTGACGTTATCCATCGCGAAGCCGGCGGCCCGCGCCGGATAACGAATGGGCGTGGGCTGGCCGCTCGCGTCCATGGTCAGCGCGTGTAGCAGGTGCCCCGTGGCCTCGATCACGTATATGGCAATATCCGCGACCCATTGATTCGCCGTCGTATCAAAATGCCAGAGCTGCCCTGGAAACAGGTTCAGGCCGCCGGTCGTGTCGGCATCGACCGTTACCCAATCAACATCAATCGGTCCCTCGGCGACCTTCCCAGAGGCACCGAGCGGTGGCCGCGTTGTGAACTGCTGTTCCACGCGGCGCACGGTCTCGCCAATGCGCTTCGTGTCGGCGTCGGAGAAAAAATTAGCGCCCGGCGCGCTCACTGCGGGTCCTCCGTGAAAAGCACTTGGCAAAATACACCCTTGGGCGCCGTACCGGTCAAATGCGTGTAGGTAAACTTGGCTTCGAGCACATTGCCGGCCACCAGGGCGTTGGCGGCCAGCAGCGCGGCCACGACCTGATAATTGCTCTGTGTGTTATTGAGCGTGATCGGACTGGAGAGAATCGAGACGCCGCCCACCAGCAGATCCACCGTCACCGTATCATTGCCGGTGATAACCGTTACCGCGCCGGCCTTGAAGCTGACCACGGCTCCCGCAATACCATTGACCACGGCGAGCAGGTGCTGATCGCTGGTCGCGGCGACCGTGGAGCCCTGGGCATAATTGCCATCGCGCTGCTGCTGGAGCTTGGTCGCCTGAATGCATTTGCCCGAGCCGGGAAAGGCAATCACTTGCGTATCGCCCACGGTGGCGGCAGAGGGTTGCAGCACATTGGCCCCGAGGCTACCCGTCACCCACACGTTGCTATCCATCGTTGTTTGTCCGGTAGTCGCCATGTTTTACCTACGGCAATTTGAGGGGCGAAAAGTCAACAGGTTCATAGACGCGAAAAGGTCCCAGGAACACCGTATGGGCGCCCGGCGCCAGCTTGTTGCCCTTACCGTTGCCCGCAACCATTCCAGGAGCTCCCGTTGTTGCAAGGCGGCGACCTGCCAGCTTTCCCCCGGCAGCCGGTGCAGCGCGAATTGCAGCGCGTACTCCGCCCGGTTAAAGACCGCCAGCGCTTTTTCGCCAGCGCCCGTCTGGAGAGCAGGCGTCAGGCGCTCGCCGCTGGCCTGGTCGCGGCAGAGAATATGGGGCGTGAATTCTTCATCTTTCAACATCGGTGCCTGTGCCTTGCCGCCCTGCTACGGCAGCTTGAGGGCTGCGAAATCGGCAGACTGATACATTTTGAACGGGCCCAGGAACACGGGCAGATCGCCCAGGGGCAGCGGACCGCCCTTGCCGTTCAGACAAAACTTGCCAGCGAGGCAAGTATAGTTCTTGTCCCGGAAGCGGTTCACCTGCCCGTTGGCGTCGATGTAAAAGGTTCCCCAATCGAAAAAGAACCGATCCCAGCCGACGATATTTTGATCCTGCGGCTGGCCGCCGGGGGGCACAAAGGGCGTCAGGTTAATCTCGAAGGAATAGGTCACGCGCCAGAAATACTTGTTGCCCTCAAAGGCCGAGGTGGCGCTGATCCCGGCACATTTCGCGGTCCCGACCGGAAAGCCCAGCCAGGCCAGGCTGTTCACCTTGTCGCGAAAGCTAATCCAGAATGCGAATTTCGGCGCCGGCTCATTGCGCGTCAAGCTCAGGAGCGGCCGGGAATCATCGACCTCGGGCTGCGGATCGAAGGCTTCGCGGGCCGAGGAGACAAAGGCTTGCCCGTTCATATCAAGGGTGATCGACCGCGAGAAACGATTGTAGGCAAGCTGAATCTCGGTCGGTCGCTGGAGCGGGTCCTGCTGCGCGTCATTCTTGCTGGCGGCCTTGGCCTGCTCGCCCTGGAGCCGATAGGTGCTAAAGGTCGCCGTCACGAGCCACGTATTCGGGTCATCCTGATCCGGGGCCGCCTCGATGTTCGAAGCGCGGGCGGCCAGGTCCACGAAGCCATTGGCCTCGCTGTAAAACTGATAACGGAGTACCGGCACCGCGGCAATCGCCGTGCCCGGCCCATCGAGCGTATTCGTGGTCAGCACGCGGAACACTTTCTTGTAGGTGTTAATGAGCTGATCGTTGCTGCCGCCGCTGCGCCCGCTCCAGACTTCTGTCACGCTCAAAATGCTCACGGCCCCAGTCCTCCTTGCTTGAGCATCGGAACAGCAGCGAGGGCCTTCGCTATTTCGGCCGTATGCTCCTCGGTCTGCTTCTGGAACTCCAGGGCCTGATCGAGGACCTGTTTGACCTGCTCCTGCACATTGAACATGCGATCCCGGCCCGTTTGCACGCCGGCGATGGCGCTCGCCGCCTGGGCGCTGCCCGCCTCCATTAGGCTGGGCGCCTGCACCTGCGTGGACGGCAGGCCTTGCCGCAGTTGCTCGAAAAGGTTGGCACGGCCGCGGGCCAGGATGTCGGGCTTCAGGCCCTGTTGGGCAAGCTGATTCATCTCGGCCATCGCGCTCTTGAACTTTTCGAGCGGCGTCCGCGTCTTGTCGAAGACTTCCCAGCCCTTGTTCGCGATCCCCTTTTGCAGCTCCTCGTTCAGCTTCTTGATTTCCTCGGCCAGGTCCAAGGCCTTGCCCTTGTTGGCGTCGAAGGCCTCCTTCAGGAGTTGGACTTTAGTATCGTAAGCCTCGAAGAGATTAAGCCCCTGCATCTGGACGCTTTGCACAAACTGGAGCGCTTGCGCCAAGCCCTCGACGTTGGTTTGCGGGCCACCCGGCCCCGCTTGCGCTCCTGGCTTCGCATTCAGCAGTGCGCTCATGCTGGCCAGGAACTTCTGGCCGAGCGATTGTGCCGGGCCCCCGGCGCCGGCCTGCTGGGTGAGCGGAATGCCCGAAACCGGCAGCGTCAGCAAGCCCTTCATAAATTGCAGATTAGCGACGAGCTTGCCGCTTTCCACGACCAGGGATTCGAGCGCATCGAGAAAGGTAGCGACATAAGGTGCCGTGGTGGCGAAGGCATTGCGGATTGCTTCCTTGGCCCCGCCCGAGCTCACGACCCAGCTCTCCATGGCTTCGGCGATCGTTTTGATGAGCGGCGCCAGACCAATCGCCAGTTGCCGCTGGATACCGGCGAAATTCTGCTCGATGGCCTTCAGGGCCTTCGCGGCGCTGGCGATGGCCGCCAGGTCGGCCGCCGAAAAGGCCAGGCCCAACTTTTCCGCCCGCTTCCTGAACTCTTCCAAGCCCTTCGAGCCTTGAGAGAGCAGGGGCACAATCTCGGTGACACCGCGGCCAAAAAGCTGCAAGGCGGCGGCGTTGCGTTGCATGGCGTTCGGCATCTGCTGGAACGCATCCATCACGGCGCCCAGGGCCTTGTCGCCCGCGAGCGTGGCCAGCGTGTCCGGATCGAGGCCGATGTTGCGGAAAAGATTGCGGGCTTGTGTGTTCCCCACCTGGAGCTCGCCGAGATGGCGGGATAGGTGCGCCAGCCCTTCGCCCATTTTCTCCGCATTCGGGCCGGCTGCCGCCAGCAGCGAAGAGAGGGTTTCCGTTGTCAGGCCCAGGGCCTCGGCCTCCCGACCGATGGCCTTCATGTCGGCTAAGGCGCTCTTGAGCCAATCGGTAAAGCCGGCCGCTGAGGTGGGAATGGCAGCGAAGGCGCTGCCGATGAGGGGAATAGCCTGCAAGGCCTGGGCAATGGGGCCGATGAAACCACCGGCGGCCCCGCCTACCAGCCCGCCGGCGCCCTCGGCCAGCCGCAAGGGCGCGCTGATAAGCCGGCCGGCATCGCGGCCCCATGATTCAAGGAGCTTGCGGCTTTTGGCCAGGCCGCCCTCCAGATCGCTGAGATTGGCCGTGAACTTCAACGATAGGGGACCGATGGCCACCTTTAATTTCCCCGCCCAGGGCGAGCGTCAGCGCCCTCAAGAAATCCATTTGCTCCGCGCGTGTTTGCGGCCGTGGCAGCTCTCTAGAGGGCTCCGGGAAAAAGTCCTCCGGCGTGAAGGACTTGCCGTGCTTGCCAGACCAGAGATTGGCCATCACGGCCGCTAGGACACCAAAACGCCAATCCTCACGCCGCGGGCCCAGGCCTTCGAGCTCAGCCCAAATTTCCAGCTCCCGGAGCTCGCGAGCGGTAAGCTCGGCCAGGCACCCATCTATGTCGAGGCGGCCGGCGCCGCAGACGACAAGTCGGATGCGGCGGCGGCGGCGGGCGTCGGACTGGAGTTTTTTTTGGCGCTGTCCACATCGCTTTCGAGAATCCCATTGAGCCGGCTGGCGGCCTGGGCAATGCGCTTCAGAGCAGGACCGGCCAAGCTCGCCAGTTGTTTGGAGTCCTCGGTGTCAAAGAGGCGCTGGCCGTTCTGGTCAACCAAGCACGTGCCGACGATCAGGGCATAAAGGGCGCGGGCCTGGCCGGCGTCGCCGGCCTTGAGCTGGGCATCAATCCTCGTTTCCAGGGTCTCCAGCTCCAGGCCGGAGAGCATGCGCACCCACACGGAGCCGCCCCACTCCGGCACTTCGACCGTGACCAGCGGCAAGGCTGGCCCCCGCGGTGCGGCTAGAATCTGCTCCCTGGTTAGCGTCACGCAATCTCCCCTAAATATTCGGCGTCAGCTTGTACGGCAATACCTTGACGCCGGCCACCTGACTGTAACTCACATTGGCGAAGCCGTTAGCATCGGTGTACCACTGCACGGGAAAGGGGCCGATAATCCCTTGCTTGCCCGCCGCCAGCGCCACCGTCGGATTCGCTGGCAGAATGCCGTCTATCTTCACGCCGTTCATCAAGAGCGTGATGGTGCAGGTCGAGGCGCCGGTATTGTTTACGATGAAGAGCGTCTGGCCATTCGGGTCATTGATGAATTTGTCCGTCAGGCCGACATCGGCCGCCAGCATCTGACTGACTAGATCGGTTGTCAGACTGCCCGTGCGCCCGGAGTTTACCACGGTAAGCGTTGCCATGTCCTCGGTTCCTTCGTGCTCTAGGTGCCGGCGGTATAGGTCGGCTTGCCGGTGCATTCAAAGGTAAAATCGGCCACGACCATATCATCGAGCGGAATGGGCTGCGTGATATCCACAAAAAAGCCCTGGCAGAGCCATTGTGAGGCGGTCGAACCAAGGTCTGAGTAAAGCACCTTCACCCAGATCAGAATCCGTATCGTGGCATAGAGCGTGGCGATCTGGGCTTTGCTGAAAACGACCGTAAATTTGATCTGGCCGCCATCGCCAAAGCCGGGCATCTTCGTATGAAATTGCGGATTGGTTTGCAGGCCGCTGGTCTGCACTGATTTTACCTTGATATTGGGCGCAGCGCCTTGCGTGACCGTACCCACGCTGTTGAAGGTGACGCCATCCGTCGAAAGCTGGAAATCGCCACCGGCGCCAAGGATTGCCATGGTTCACCTACTCGCTGTGCCAGACCGAGAGGGCAAGGCCCGCAGCCTGCACGCCCTTTTCGGTACTGTGTTCCGGCGGCGCGTACTCGTCGGGCAGATCGGCGCTGAAGATACCCTGCACCCAGTAGGGACCCGCCAGGCCGCGATAGCCGCGCAGCGCCTTGCCCGCGTAATCCACGACCATTTTGACATCTTGCGTCAACTCGCCCACCGCAATCAAGGCAATCATGCTCAAGGCCTGGTTAATCTGCCCCTGGAAACCTTGAATACTCCGACCGCCGGCAAGTTTGCGCAGGACGAGATAGGGATAATTGCACGGCCGGCCGCCCACGGGTTGCGGAGCCGCGTTGGGCCAAATGCGCTGGCCGCCACACTGCCCCAGAGCCAGGCTCTGGAATTGCTGCCGGCCCTGATCGCCCAGGGGCATCTGACCGAGCAACAGAGCGACCAGACCCTTTTCAATCACAGCTCGGCCACCGCCTCATTAAGCGAGTCCACAATGGCCGCCGCTGCCTCATCTTTGTGTGCCGCTCCGGCTTTCTCGGCCCAGTGCAGCGCCGAAACGTGGCCGGTCGGATGGCCGTCCTGATGATGGCGCGCTTTGGTCCCGCCCTCGGTCAGATGAGCCGTGCGCGCCGGATCGGCCTTGACCGGCTTCCGCCGATCCTTGCGCCTGACCTCGCGGAGGTAGCCGCGCTGCGGGCCCACGACTAAAACCACGGAGCCGCTACGGCGATAAATCTTCACCAAATAGCCGATAGACTTGGCCGTCAGGCCGGAATCCACCGGCGCTGCCGCCCGCAGGGCCTCGCGCAGCACGATGCCGCCTTGCCGGAATGCCTTGCGCTCGATCTGCCCTTGCAGCCGCCGCGGCAGGTCTTGCAGCTTGGCCAGTGCGGGACCGAGGCCTTCCAGAGTTATGGCGATGGCATCCGGCACTAGACCACCTCTTTCGCCAGGCACTCATGCAGGCGGTGCCGTTCCTCAAGGTCCAGGACGCTGTGGAGGTTGAAATAGCGCGTCGTATTCAGGTTCGGATCAAACCAGGCGAGTCGACATTTCATGGTAAACCCAGGGTAGTAACGCAAACGAATCCGGTGTGTCACGTCCGCCTGAACTTGATTGCCCAGGAGGAAGAGCTCGCGTGCGGTCAAGGGCTCGATGCTCCCCCAACGGACGGCCACAAGCTGCCAGTCCGGATCAGCCTGCGGTTGTTCATTGAAAGCATTGACCGGTGGCGTCCCCTGCATGCCCACCATGCCGCCCGGCAACGCTTCAATCCGCAGGCGCTTGCGCAGCCGTCCCACCGGGACCGGTTTCACCTTGGAGCCCTTCGAGAATGACGGCCGAGAGCAGCTGAAGCTGACAGAGCCGGTGCAGTTTGTCCTCTGGCGCCAGTTGCGTAAATTTCGTCCAGTCGGCCAGCTTGCGGAATTCGCGCAGGGCCTTGGCGGTTTCGTTCGTCATGCGCTAGCTCCCGAGTCCATAGGATCGCCAGACGGAATCCACCAGCGCCAGGACGCGATCGAGGACGGTTGGTGCCGGCGCTGTCTCGCCGCGGTTTTCATACCAGTCGGCAAGGAGCAGCAGCATTGCCGTCTTGAGCGCCCAGGGCAGCGGATAGGGCGCCGTCCCCAGCGGACTGAACCCCGCCACGAAAGTTACCTGCACGGCGTTAAGCTGCTGCCGGATGATCGGCCAGATATTGCCATAGCTCGGCGTAATTCGTCCCGGCATGCGCGCCGTATCAACGAGGTAATTTGCCGGCGCCAACGTCACTTGAGCCCCCGTGCCATCGACGTAGGTAATGCTCGTTACGGATTGCAAGGGTGGCCTCGGCAAGCGGATCGCCGCTTTGTCCGGCCACCAGCGACCGCTTAGCTCGGTCTGCGGAATCCGCTGATCCCACAAGCCATCGCTGTACTGCTGCCACACGGCCGAGCTACTATAGCGCGGGAAGCGGTCGGAAGTCAGCAGCCAGGTCGCCGGCATGAGCTGCAAGCCCGCCGCCCGTTCCACGTACTCGCGCGCCGACGTTACCAGGCCGGCCAGCAGCGTATCGTCATCCGATACTTCGAGCCGCAGCCAGGGCCGCACATCACCATCGACGGACAGCGGCTCGGTTGCTGG